GCATCTACCAAAGTAGCAAAAGAAAGCTGGTGTGACCCAGCTCTCCTGCACCACATAAGACCGAAGTCCTCTCTGACGTAGCAGCGTGTCGACGAGTACCCTCTGGGATCCTATCGGTCAGTGACTCAAGGATCCTGCGGGGCTGCCTACTGGGCTTACAAGAGATGCCAGCGTCCGTCAATGGAAACTGTGGTGCCGGTCCCAACCACATTGCTACGCAGGTATATCACGAATATAACAACAACAGTGTAACACAGTGTACTAAACGAGTACAACACAAAAATGTGAGAATGGCGAAACTATACAAATACGACCAAACAATCACAAATTTTTGATGCACAAAGGCAGATCTGCATAAGCACTCTCAAAATCCCAGAGAGTGTCCTTGTTCCAATTCCAACAGTTCTGAGCGAAAAGCCCGATCTTACCTAGATCATATGTTGTGAATTTGCCGCAATCTGCATCTTCGAAAAGACTTAAATTAAACATTTTTGATTGCACAAACGCACTTGGAAAGAACACATTTGACTGCTCGTCACGCAGCCGCAATAATGTTTCGAGGCTGTAGGTCATTGGAACACCATATTGACCGAAAGCACGATCTACCTCTGAATACCCGTCAGACCTAAGGAGCTTGGACAAGATTTTCGGTTTGCCTCTCTTTGGTCCTAACGACGCTAACCCACTCAAAGGCACTCCGAAGTTGAGTTGATCCTTGGGGGTGTGTTGCAAAATCAAAGACTTGGCAGACCAATAGAATGCATTGTCTAAATCCTCAAGTTTACCTGCGAACAAACTCGATAGCGAGACGAACCTGGAGGCACAGCTGGCAGGGCAGGCCGTTGGTGAAGTGTGGCATCCTATTTTTGTCAAATAGCGGCCAACCGCAGGAACCCACGGAACCTGCTTGGTCACATGCCCGTCGCTGACGGGTAAGTGGATTCCCACAAACTCGGCTCTGCCTGCAACTATACATTTCAGCTTCGCGCTGTATCCTATCGACTCTTGGTTTGAGATCACGATGCCAAACTTCCCTGAATTTCTGGCATCTGACAACTCCCTGGATGAACCACCAACTAAATCATCCCCCTCGCAAAACACGCGGAGGAGAATCTCGCGGGATTCAACAGGTCCGTCAGCTGTGAAATACAATGGCACCGACTGGAAAACCCAAGGGTGCGCATTGAAGTGGCCAGTCGGAAACTGACAACAAAATTTGCCGACGTCTCTACCGTGCATGACTTGCATGAACAGCGACTCTATGTCTTCTACAACTGAACAAAGAAATCCTGAAAGTTCATTCAGAAAGTTTACTCCGCTGGTGAAGACCCAGCCGGAGTCAAGGAATAGGTCTTTCCAGGTGACCGTCATCCTTGGCTTGCCGGCTGAGAATTCTGATTTGAGAGAAAAGCTCAGCTGCATACCGTGGGCCACATCCCACGTCAACTTCACCGCCTGCAAGGTCACAAACTTGGCAGCAAGTTTGTGTTCGATCACATGGCCAATGTGGCACAACATGCCGTAACTGTACGACATCAGTCCCTCTCCTCCTTTGCTGCACCGAGTGGCAAACTCCATACGTTGCTGGTCGAGTTCAATCAAACAAGTAGGGTCTGAACGTCCTGGGAAAGGCAGCCCCAACTCACGGATGATGTAGTCCACAACTTCCGTTCTCGACCTGCCCTTTATGGACAGCAAATGAAAAATGCCGTCTGTGGCATCGAAGATTAAATGGCTTAGGATCTGGACTGTGACAACGTGGACTCCTAGGAGTTCTATCCCGTTATCAACCGTCAACCTTGGCGGTTTTCGCAATTTTGGTATGCTTTCTTTCTTCCCATTGGCTTTTCTTGTTTGCATGAAAGCAACATCATAGGCATCTCTCTTTCCAGGCCTGGCGTCGACCTCGAATTTAGCACACATTTCGGCAACTTCGTCAGCTGAAAACTTTGAAAGGACGACTTCCTCTAGGGTCTTGTCGCCATACA